TCTCCGGTGTGAGTTGCTTGAATAATTTTTAATTTTGGATTTTTACCTACCATCCATGCTGGCAAAAGATAACTTGCGAACTCTGACTTTGTATGTCTTGGTGGCATATTAATAATTAATCGATTAATTTTTTTAGCAGCTAGATCATTAAATTTTTGTGCAATAACTCTGTGATGTGCACCTTCTATAAACTCTGGCCACACAGCTTTAGTAAAAGACATAAAATCATTTTTTGCTTTTCGCTGTATTTTTTTTTCAGCGTGCATAACTTTTAATCTCTTATATTCAGAGCGAATGTTAGACGGCAGTTTATCTATATCTTTTTTTAACATAAAAAAATTTTTATAAAATTTTTTGCACCTTTTTACTAGTGAAGATGTTTTTTAACACCATTGACTGTCTAAATCAAGCATTACAACCTGAAGTAGTGGGACCCCTTTTTTATTTAGGGGGTGTCGCTTATATAGTTACAAAGTTTATTGGGTGTGGGTGTGGTACCTCTATTGGTCCATGTGCTGTGTGTGTAGGCGCGTTAGCGCCTACACAGAAAGAGTTAGTTTGCCCAAGTATTGAGCGCGTCTTTTTTTATTAGGATTGCAGGACCAACAACAAAGTCTTTACGACCTGTAACGTAGTTGTCGTTGTCGAATGTTGCTCTCCACAATGCTGTTGCCTCGGGGTTTAAAGGTAAGCCGATTAACTTACCCTCTTCATTGATTAATAAAAGATCGCCATTTGGAAAAGTAATACACTCAACCATGCCACCTACAAACTTTGAAACCTCTTTGTATTGTGGCTCGTCTTTTTTATTTTCAATGATTTTAAACTCAGATGCTTTTGTGTTTATGTCTGTAGTCATATCATGGATCATATAGGATAAGTCAAGCATTGTCAACTGTTTCGTATTTATATTCGATCCACGAATATCCATAACTGTTGTTATGTTGTTCTTTTACAGGATCAGTGATCGGTGTTTCACGCGCCTCTGGACATGGATGTAATCTTATTTGCTCATCCCAATGTTTATGCATGAAATCATTCCAACAACCTTGACTACAAAAATGGGACCAGACATTGTTCTCATTCCATTTAGTTGTGGCGATTTTTTTGGTCCTCAAAACCTTTGAACCTTTGACACCTCTTATTCGATCCAATGTTTTTTTTTCATGGCAACTTGGTCCATGACACCAAATATAATTACTCATTTGGACCTTACCATTTGCCAAACACAAACAACAATCATAAACATAAATAAAAGTTTTATTTCAATCGGCATTTTTTACCTCAATCATTGGTTTATTAATTCCACCATTTTTATAGAACAATTTAAAATCTAAATCTTCATATCTCATTTCACTCAATAAGTTATGACAGATTTCAGTTCGTTGTTCATCTGGTAAATCTTCAAATCTTAATATTATCTGTGTTATCATTAGTGCCTCACTTTCCAACTTGTCGTTGCTGTTCTATAATTGTGTGCGTCTAAATCATAATAAACATAATAAGGGACACCTTTTTTAGATGTTCCATATCTAGATTTATCATCATGTTTGCCACGTCTTGTTATGTGCTTCTTATGTTTAGAAGCCCAATAAGTTATGTAAAATGTTTTAGTCATATTTATTTCTCTCTTTCTATCCTATAGGATAGTCCCATATTTGTCAATAGCTTAATTTACAGCTTGTTGCATTTGTTTTCTAGCAAATGCAATCTTTTCATCTCTTGTAAGAACTTTTTTGTCCTCTAAAAGACTAGCCAGATTTTCTGGGCTATAAATTGATAAAGCTAAACTAGAACTTTCATTCATCATTGTTTCATTTAAAACAACTCCAACTTTGTCAGCTAATGCTTTTGCTTGGTCAAATGTTCTATAAGATTTTAAACCTAATCTTAAAGTTTTCATCTTGCCCTCAACATAACTATATAATTGTTGATGTTCTTTAATTACATTGTCGGCACTTGAAACATACATCTTAAAGAAATTCATAGTATTCTCATCAACTCTAAATTGTCTTGAATGACAATAAGAACTACCAATAGTCCAAAGCTGAAAATCATTTTCCCACTTTGAATAAGGAGTAGTTATAGACTTATCATCATTAGAAGATGTATTGAAACCTAAAAATTTATTACATGCACTTTCATCATTGTAATATTTTGGATTTCTTTTAGAGTAGTCATCATTGATTGATAATTGAAAATCTGGGTTTAACCCTTTTGCTTTCAATTCATCACGATAGTATGCTCTTGCAAAGTTTCTACCCATATTAAATCTAATATGAACTTCATCATTTGCTTCATACTCTCTACCCTCATCATCAACTTTCATAATTGGTCTTGAAACATAGAAACAATTATCTTCATACAACTCGCCACCACTTCTATTATATTTTTTTATCATAGACCTAATTGTATCTACATCTTCTTGTGGTTGATGAAATCTTACAACTTGATTGATTTTTTCTTTTGCCTTTTCTCTCATCAAGTCATATTGTTCTTTTGCTTGTATCAATTTATCTTTTACTTTATCTTCGTAAAAAGATTGAAATTGGTCGGCAATCACTTTTCTCTTTTCAGAGTTAAGTGTTATCTTTCGTTCTTTAGTCATATTTCCTTTCTGGTTATTTATTTTTTGCATAATTAAAATTAGCACTTGACAATAGGATTGTCAAGCATTATATTTGATTTATGAATAGACATAAAAAAATTGATGTTGAAACATTATCAGATACTTTTAAAATGTCAGATAAACAGACTTTAATAATGATTAGAGATTTATTTGAAATGATAAAAGATAATAATGAACTTATTCAACTAATGGATAAAAGAATTAAGTTATTAGAATTAAAATTAAAAAATTAATTCTCTTGGGACAACTTCTAGTTGTGTGGTTAAAGGTCTGTCAACCTACATCTTGCACAACTAGAACTGATCCCTGGTCCTATGTGTCGATCGATAAAGTAAAATGCATATAGGACCTGGGATCAGTGAGAGGGTGTACTAATTCCGGACAGCCTCACTGGTCGGCAAGCTTCAGGCTTCAAGCTTGACAGCTGGTCCAGGATATGATAGGATAAATTTAGAAAGGAATAATTATGAATGAAGGAATGGAAAACTTAAAAGAAATACAAGACTTAGAAGATAAAGTTAATAATGCCCCGGATGACTCAGACAATGATTTTTTGTGCGCGGTGCAATTACAGCGTATAGCTAATGCTTTGGAAGAA